TGGTTCAATCGACAAAACAGACGATACCGCAGTTTACACGATGACATCTCTAGTAGAAACACAGATTTACAACTACGGAGAAACTGAAATGGAAAAACGCCTAGACAAAGTGAAAGTTTCTTTTAGGAAAATGCTTGCAGGAGAGAGTGTTGTGGTAAAATATAAAGTAGACGGAGCGACAACGTGGACTACTATCGGAACATTTGATACAGACGATGCCCTTTCACACACTTTCTTAATGGAAGAATTAGCAGGAGTAGCTTTCAAATCAGGAAAAGAGTTTAGATTTCAAATAAGCTCAACAGGAGGGGCAGAGATAACAGGATTTACCACATTAGCAACAATTTTACAAACAATATAATGGATAAAAGCATAGAAGAACAATTAGCAATACTACGAAACGAAATAAAATCTCTTACACAAGAAGTGTATAGAAACAATTTCAGTTCAAGCCAAGACTTTAATAAGTTTATTCGTTTCAACGCACGATTAAAAATTCCACATTATGACGCAATTCCTCCAGTCGGAGAGGTGGGTGAACTAATAGAAGTTGGAGGTCTACTTTATATATGTTCATCAAATAATGTTTTCACTTTAGTATAATTAAAATAAATATATGGCATTAGCACGAAAAAAACCAGCATTCATAGGTCCAGTAAGACCAACAAGCCGAGCAAATATGTCTGTGGCTCCAACAACTCCAAATATGTCTGTGGCACCAGTACCCTTTATTGGACCAACAAGACCAGCACCAGTAGTAAATGCACCAGTCAACACGGTTATTCCTCTACGAAACGATCTGCAGGCAAATGGTGGAGCAGGATATAATGAACTTTTAAGACTATCTGCTTCGGGTTCAGTAAACCCCGACAGTGTTCAGGCGAGTTCTTTTAGTTCTTTTTCCACGGGGCAAACTTCTCCTACTCCAGGTGTTACTCTAGGTCAAAATTCTAGCAACCCAACTTCAAATGTTGTAAATGCTTTTAATATGAATCCGACAGACCCAGCGAACACGAAGGCAAAGTTTGACGAACTAACCGTACCAAACTATCAAGGAGTTATCCCTGCAGCAAGAGACACTACTCAAAAACCAGAGGCAGATAATAACTATGCAGAAATATTTAAGCAATTAACAGATGCTGAAGATAAAAATAAAATACCTAGTTCAGCTGATGCTTATAATAGAGCACAAAGAGAAACTGGTATTCTACAAGCACAGCAAAATGTAAGCAACTTAACTGGAACGCTAAATGGAATAGTAGCTCAAGGTCAAGCAAACCAACTCTCTCTAGTTGGACAAGGTAGAGGGATACCTGAAGCCATAATAGGTGGTCAGCAAGCACAGATAGCCAGAGAAACAGCTATACAGGCTCTTCCCGTTTCAGCACAACTAAACGCTGCACAAGGCAACCTAGAAATGGCTCAAGCGAATGTAGAAACTCTTTTCAAAATCTATTCAGACGATGCCACCAACGCCTATAATCGAAAAACAAAGAAAAATGAAATGGTGTTTAATTTCTTAAATGCTCAAGAGAAAACAAGATTAGAAAAAATACAGAAACTAGAAGATAGAGCTTATACTGAGAAACAAGCGACATTAAAAGCATCAAACGAGATGATAATAAATGCCTTTTCTCAAGGGGCTTCTGCTTCTATAACCAACAAAGCACTAGAGATGGCAAAAAACGGTGGAAGTGCAGTAGATGTAGCTAAAGCACTAGGAGTATATTCAGGAGATTATCTTGGAAATGAGGCTAAACGAGCTTCGATTCGTTCTAGCAACGCTAGTGCGGCAAACAGTAATGCCAGTGCAGCTAAAACTAGGGCTGAAATGAATACTTCCCAAACTGTGGGTGGAAAGATTACAAACCCTGAATATGCTGGGGTTATAAATACAATTCTTGGTTCAGGTAAATATACTAAAGAGCAATCTAATGCAATAAGAAATGCTATCAATAATGGAGAAGACCCATTTATTGTGATTAAAAACCAAGCTAAAGGTCTGATGTCTGGGGCTAATCAAACTAAAGTAGAAAGTTATGAAACCGCAAAAGGTGCATTAACAGATATAAATTCAAGTTTAAAAGAATTTTATGCAAAAGGAGGAAAAACAAATATATTTAATGGAAATTATGAAAAAACCTTTAATAAACTTGGAGAAGTAAAAGACCCTAAATTGGTTAATTTAGCTGTTCAGATTCAAACAAATCTTCAAGTATATAGAAACGCTGTTTCAGGAACAGCATACTCAGAACAAGAAGGAAAAGATATTGCTTCTATATTCCCTGGTATAAATAAATCAGAGGGATTAAACACTGCAATAATGTCTGGTAGAATGAGGGCATTTGATTCAACAATAGATAGTACTTACAGAGGTACTCTTGGAAGTACCTACGACAAACTTAAATCTTTAAACACAACACAAGCAACAAGTGGTTCTACCCCCACAACAAGTGGCTCAACCCCCTCAGGTAATACTTGGTCTCTACCTAGTGCTTGGGGAAAAATTAACAATGGTCAAGGGGTAACAACGTCGGGTCATTCATATACAATAATTCCATAATAATATGCCTAAAATACAATTTTCAAACGGACAAATAATAGAATTTAAAGATATGCCATCAATGGAGGATATTGATTCGGCTGCGAAATCACTAAACTTGCAACCACTATCTCCTGAAACTCAAAATCAACCAGAAAAAAAACAAGACGGCTTTTTAAAGTCAATAGCAAAAGATGTAGCGGGAACTTTGGTTGTAAATCCAATCACCAGAGCAACAGAAGCAGTTACAAGGACGCTAGCTCCTAACAGTATGGCGGCTAAAGGCTTTGAACAAATGCAAGACGAAGGTCAAGGGCAAAATGTTCTAGGTGTAAATGTTCCAAGTATAGGCAATAATCCAACAAGACAAATTGCAGGAGAAGCACTTAAAACAGCATCATATTTATTCCCTTATGGTAAAGCAGCAACAGCAATAGGAGGAGCAGTAGGTAGCAAAATTGCAGGGAATGTAGCATCAGGTGCAATAGGTGGATTTTCAGCAGATGCTGGTTTTGGACTCACAGACGAAAGTAAAACAGTTGGAGAAGCACTTACCCCAGGGCTTGGTACAGCTATAGGAGGAGCTATACCACTAGCAGGACCAATAGTAAGAGGAGCAGGTAGAGCTATCGCCAAAACAGGAAGCAAAGCAGTTGATGTAGTTATTCCAAATTCTGCAAGAGAAGCACAAATACTACAGACATACAAAGCAAATAATCCTTTCTTTAAAAGAGTTGTGGATGTCCTTGCAGGCACAGAAAAAGCACCACAAACTGCAAGTAAAACAATAACGGAAAAAGGTCTAATGGGTACTAAGTCAGGTATCGGTGTACAGGCAAAAAGAGCTTCTGGTTCCCTATGGAATGATGTTATTTCTCCAAGATTAAAACAAGCAGAAGTACAGGTAGATTTACCAGAATATTTTAACACCATTGAAAGGAAAATTGTTGAAACTACACCAGAAGCAGGAAGACAAAAGACTTTGCTAAATGCTTTAAACTCAGTTAGAGACGATTATGCTGGCACAAATGCAGTATCACTTGAAAAACTACAAAAACTAAAAGAAGGTTGGGCAGAATTTATACCAGAAAAGTTTTACAAAGGAGAAAATATAGCAGGTTCAGCAAAGCAGGTAAATGGACTGTTGGCAGAAGAAGCAAGACAGACTATATACAATACTTTAGGCGATGACGTTAAACAAGCGTACCTTGATTATGGGAACTTACTAGGATTACAGAAAATGGGGCAGGTATCTATGACTGGTCAAAAACTAAAAGGAGGAACTGGAGGATTAGTTTCAGAAATATTCAGTCAATCAGTAACTCCTATTGGAACAGTAGCTGGTCAAGGGGTATACAAACTAGGTAAAGGTATAGAATTTATAGGTAATCTAGGTGCAAAAAACCTAGGAGAGGCACTAGGTGTAAATATTAAATTCCCTGGAGATGCTGCAGTTGATGATATAAGTGCGTCTTTTCAAAGAGCAAAAAATACCCCAAATAAACAGGGTGGATTTGTAAGTCTCGGTCAAGATGCTAGTTTGCCAACTAAAACACAAAGTAACCAAATGCCTAAAACTATTAGTAATACTGTCATACCCAAATCATCTACCAAATCCCCTAAAGTGTCAAGTGCAAAAGAAGCAGTAGCTAAAGGTCTCACAGAGGAGCAGTTTGTGAAGGGGCAGGGGACACCAATGTTTCATCAGAGTCAAGGCAAAGACTTAATAGATATATTTAGTTCAAGTAATCGTTCAAATAAACCGTCATACTCAACTTCTGGCGAAGGTATTTACTTTGCATCAAACAAAAAAGTTGCAAAAGAAATATATGGAGGGACTACAAATGAAGTTCGTTTATTTCCAAAAAATACTTTAGATTTAGGAGACTTTGACGCAATGTACTTAGACGGAAGAAAAGTAAATTATGCAGAGGTTGTCTCAAAAAACTTTAAAAGAACAATGCAAGGATTAGATGAATTACCAGAGCCAGAAATTCAACTAACCAAGATAAGTAAAAAAGCAAAAAAGTGGCTACAAAGTAATGGTTATGACTCAGTAGAGGGAATGAAAGGGGAAATGAGTTCTATGTCAGAAATAGTTGTATTAGATGATTCAATAATCAAAACCACCTCCCAACTCCGTACAGAGTATCAAACAGCACTAAAAGCTAACAAAAAATAGCAATTATCAATAAAACTAAAACAAAATGGATAAATACGAATTACTAAAACTAAAGATAGACGAAGCAAAGACGAAAAGTCTTGTAGCTTCTGATATGAAGGTCTTTATCAAGATTGTATTAGAAACTGCACAGAAATCTAAAGATGAAATGCAGGAATTATCTGCGGAACAGCTAGATACTATAAAACAAGCTATAGCATACCTTGAAACAGAGCATACAAAGCTCAAAAATGACCTACAGACAACTTTTAAAGGAGAAACAAGCAAACTACAATCTGATACAAAAGACGTGCTTAGAAAGGCTTTAAAGGCTCTTTCTGATATAGAGAAAATAGAAGTAAGAGATGGGGTTGATGCAGACGAAGATGTAATTGTTGATAAAGTTTTAGCTCAACTTCCAAAAGTGAAAGAAACTATTTTAGATGGTAGAAAGGAAATTGTAGAAAAAATAAACACAGGTAAAAAGAATGACTTAAAAATAGAAGCTAAACAAGTAGAAGGTTTTGATAAACTACTTACTCAGAAAAACCTAGACACAGCAATCGAGATACTCGATACACGCACTCAATATTTAATAAACAAAACTGTCAAAGTAGACGGCACTACAATTACAGGAAATGGAACTGACGCTAATCCCCTCGTAGCTGTTGGCGGTGGCGGTGGCACTGTCGGTCCAGGAACAATAAACGAACTAGCCTACTTTGACACAGCAAATACTGTAGCCTCTCTAGCAGTCGCTACCTATCCATCACTTACACAACTCTCTTATGTCAAAGGTGTAACCTCAGCTATTCAAACCCAGTTAAATGCAAAAGCCCCTCTCACCACACCAACATTCGTAACCAACATCACCACTCCTCTAATCATCGGTGGCACGGCAGTAGGTTCTAATATAATCTACAAATCCACTACAGGAGCAGGAACTGCGGCAGGTATCGCTCATCAGTTTGTCGGAGGCACAGACGGGGCAACTGTGGCTGCTACTATTTTGAATAATGGGAATGTGGGGATAGGGATGACGGCGCCGACTGCTTACTTACACCTCAAAGCAGGCACAGCAACAGCAGGAACGGCACCTCTAAAACTTAACTCAGGTGTGTTAAACACAACAGCAGAAGCAGGGGCAGTAGAATTTTTGACTGATGCTTTCTATGGAACAATTACAACAGGAGCGGCACGAAGAACCTTTGCCTTTTTGGAAGCACCAGTATTCACTACAAGTATTCAAACACCAACAATAGAACTCGGACACGCTACAGATACAACTATCGCAAGAACAGCAGCAGGAGAAATTGCAGTAGAAAGCATACGAGTAATACTTGCTAAACCAAAAGTATTAACTGCAACCTCATACACAACTGACACAGGAACTTCTCTTAATATGGATAACCTTGACCAGTTTATAGTTACAGCACAAGCAGGTGCGTTGCTCTTTAATGCTCCTGGTGGAACAAAGTAT